ATAGCACTTAACACATGAATAGATTCAGTTCCAGCTGATTTCTTTTGATAGGCTTTTCGTATTTTCTTAACGACATTTGGTCCCTTCAAGATCCCTGTACCAAGGCGACAAGATGCTTTAATAAGTTTTCTGTTCTCTGCATTGTATGCACATTCGACAAATTGATCGTCAATCTCTGTCTCCATTAACTTCATAGACTCTTTTGCTTTTTTCATATCAGCTGCAGCAACATCGGAGACTTTAGTTACTTCACCATCAGAATTAATTAACGGTTGTTTAGAAATTTTATCTCTTGCGGGTCTATCATCTTTAGCTGATGCAATGAGTTCTGGAACAGGAGTAACTTTCATTCCCCAATTTTTACCATCTGTTGGTAACATGATATCGGAGAATCTTCCCTCGGCAGTTTCACATTTGGATCGAATGATATTAACCTCTACCATAGATCGCCGAGGCTGGTTGGACAGCTTTGTTGGAGCTTCACCAGTAGCATAATCCATCATAGAGTTCTTACCTGAATCAAGCATTAGACTACCATCAAATAACTTTTCATCTTCTCTCCAGCGTTGTTCAACACCGGAAGCTGCTCTAAAAGCAACTGCATCATTCCTCTTGATTATTAATGAAGCCGTTAGAGATTCAATCACAGATAGGAATTTCTTCTTAGAAGCTTCTTCGTCAGAGGGGTTAAAGTCTTCGTCAGAAGTACTAAATTCTTCATTGTCTATTTTCGTTAGATTCATTAACATAATTTATATACCCACTACTTGGTCTCTGGGACTGTATGAAACTTGTTCCCAGAAGGCTAAATTATTAATCTTATTTGCTGGCTTAACCTTTGCTCGCTTAATACCAGACATAATAAGATAACGGAGACTGTCCATCAAATGATCATCTTCCTTAACAACGGCTCCTTTTTCATCACGACGATATAGACGATACTCAGCTATTGTATTAACACAAGAGGTGAAGATTTTAATTCGTCCAGTTGAAAGACCAAGCCAAACTCGTTGAATACCAGTTTCACGAGTGTTTTCTGCAACTTTAATCTTTAAACCAAGTTTTCTATAATCCTTATACAATGCTTTTCCATCTCTCTGTCCTCTACCACGAGATGCAGGATCTATGACTCCTGGAATCCAATCACCTCTGGATTTTATTCCAGCTGCGTGGATAATAGGTTCTGCTTGTCCACGATAGTATTCGCTATAAATATAAATAGTCTTGGTTGCTTCGTCAATCGCTGCCCAAAGTGCTGCTGTTCTATTCCAACCTACATCCATACCATAGACTCGGGGATAGTAATCAGGAAGTTCAAATGGTTCACAGGTTATATCTTCTTCAAGGATTGGATAAATTGCACCTGAGCCAAGTTGTGGAATGCCTTTTGATCTTGCTTCACGTTGATATGGTGGGAGGGATGCATAGAGTTTCTTCTTCTGCTTAGTCGTAAGATGTGGTGCATCTTCCCAAGTTGCCATAATCAATTTCTTACTTCCTTCTTCATGATCGATAATCTTACCACCAGGAAGGAATTCTTTCACAGTTGCAGTAAGACCCTCAAGTGGAGTAAAAGTAAAAATGATATGACCATCAGTAGTCATTGTCCTTGTAATACATTCTGTATATATAGCAAGTGGACATTCTTCATCGAGCCAGATAATGTCTTGTTCAGTTCCTTCAAATGACTTTCTTCCTTCAGCATAGGACTTTATCTTAACTCGTGAGATGCCACCAGACACATGACGAACGAGAATTGTATCAACTGCATTAGGAACACCACCTGCTTTTGGTGTAGTCTTGATTATTAAATCACCAGGAATCATTCCAGTGCCTTGATCTTCTGGTTGACCGAGTAGTTTGTATTGTACGATGTCACGAGCTGTTGTACCTGTAGAACCTGCTGCCCATGCTTTAATTGGTTGTGTGAAGCGTTTACCTATCCACCAGTCTGGATATTTACCAGTGGCATGTAATGATAATTCATATCCTCCAATACCTTCGGACTTACCAATTCGATTCGCAGCCATAATACAACGTTCTGGAAACTTAGCTCCGGAAGCAAAAAACTCCATGTGTTTTGGATAATTGTGACGAGATAATGGTCCTTTTTCTGGATAGAATGTTTCGATGTGATTAAAACGAATACGACGAGATTTTTCTTTGAGAAGATTTAAATACTTTTCTTTATCTTGTCTCGCAGGAGTCATGTTTAGTTTTCCTCGACTTGAGCACTTGCAGCAGCTTTTAACTGTTCTTCAAGAGCCATGATTTGCCTGTCGATTTCTTCATCAGATTTAGTCTGTATGTCAAGGTTGATTTGTGTTCTATCTGGAGGTTTATATCCATTGCGATCAAGAACATCTTTTGCAGCAGAGAGAATGACGTTATGTGGAGCCTTAGAATCTTTATCAAGAATATCACCTATGGCATCAAGTGCCGAGTTGTTCATTGTAACGAGCTTTTCACGAACATCAAGTGATACTTCATCCGCCTTGTCCATAAGTCCTGATATGAATGATTTACACATTGGGTCACGTAAAATGGAGTATACGGTGGTAAGTTTAATCTCTGTTCGTTTGGCTATCTCTGTAGGTTTATATCCTTGAAAACTTAACCTTCCTACTTCTCTATGATGTGTTTTTAAATCCTTAAGCATAAGATGCCTCTTGAGGTTAAATTAAAAAGAAGATTCAACTATAAATAAACTGTACCACAAACAACAGGTCTTGTCAAGAAAAACTTTTGGTGACTGTTCCCGGTGTTTGGTGTGTTCATTAACTCTGGTTAGCTATATAATAAGGTAGCGTTTCGTTGGGATTATAACATCTGATTTGTACCTATTGTTTGGTTTTAAAGACTTTGTTTCTGAGAAAACAGATGTCGGTTTTTGGTGATTTCTATTATGTGTTTTAGATATAGTAACTGTATATATAAAAGTGATTTTCTCAAACATAAAAAGGGGGGTGGTGGGGGTCGGGATCAAGCTCTTATAATAAATATCTGACAGTTATTAATATCTGATCAGAAGTATATATCTGATCAGAAGTACAGTAATCAGAAGATATATCTTACTGATTTCAATGTTTGTCTATGATAGGGATGGCTACATTATAGCGATGTTATAGCGTTATTGTAACTTATTACATTAATGTAATCGATAAGTAATTGAAATTGTTAAGCATTTAAGTTGTTTGTGATAAGTTACAATAATGTAAGATATCAAGTTTTTGTTGTTAACTTGTTGATATCATTAGATATTAGTACTGTTTACTCAATTTAAATATTACAAAAATGTAATAAGATTTGAATTTCTATGTGCTACGATGTGGTAGTTAAAAGTTTATTCGTAACAAAATCAACTACTTACAAAGTTTCTGTAATTGTTGGCACAGGGTATGCAATAGTGGATTCCTGAAAGCAAAAAGGTTCTTTTACAATTTGGTAGGCAACATTACAAATAACGGGTTAAGTCCTACAAAACTTTTAACAAAATAACATTGTGATACCGTTGAGACAGGTGTGGACGGATAAAACGGGGCATCCCTGAAGACCCATACTTAACTGTTAGGCAAGCTGGAACCATTGCGAAATGTTAAAAAGGAAAGACGTTTATACTCTTAATTGTTGGCATAAAAACTAATTAATTAAGGAGGAAACATTATGGAATGGACAATTATTATTAATGATGAAAAAGAATATGGTAAGTCATTGATTATCGTTAATTCTTATGCTCAAACATGTGCTTTTTATGCGGATAATCCAAAGCATGAATATGAGAAAGAATTAGCAAAAGTATTACTTCCAGTAATTGAAGAATTAACAAAACAAAACTTTTAAACCTGTTGGGCTTTATGCCCACAGCTAAGAGTATAAACAATCTTTATCGCTCATAACAGACCAGAAGATCAAATTTTTATAATTTATTTGGAGGTATGTTATGGCAAAATCATTTCACACAATATTAAATGAAGGGACGTTGGAAGTTAACCATAAAGGCAATGATGTGACGTTTAACTTGCCAGCATGGTTGGTTAAGGCAGCACCGTG